TTTCCACTGTCGTTGTTTCCCCCTGGATTAGGATATTACCTAAAATATTTAGGTCTTCTGTTATATGAACATTACCTTCTACATGGAGGGTTTTAGACGGATTATCCGTTCCGATCCCCACACTCCCCTCGAAGGATTGTAAACTTGTCGTGACCATTATAATAGGTCAAGGAAATTAATATCCCCATTTGAGCTTTATAGGGCTGACACCTGGATGGGTTCTTGAAAAGAACTCTTTCCTCCCATGATTACTATGACCTATGAGACTTTTATGACTTCTATCTATATACATATAGTCTCGTAAATCTTTATAGTATACTCGAGCACCTTTGGCGATAATGTCTTCATGTTTCATGTCAATGTGGTTATCCATTGGTAGGAAATGTTTTTTGTACTTTCTCATATTGTCGACGTTTATAAGATAACATTTTGTACTTGATATCCAATCAACTTTTTCTAGAGTTCCTTCAACTTTGTTAGGAAGTCTCGACAGACAGTGAAAAAAACACATTTCGAAGTTAGGACCCTTTTCGTCTATGACATTTTGGATCTCCTCATATAGTTGTGTTGACTTTATTACAACGTTATCTTCGAAAATCACAGCGTACCTGAGACCTTGTTTAAAACACCTGTTGTAAAATTCCATGTGACCCATAAAGCAACCAATGGCACCTAAATTAAAGTAAGTTATATCTGGTCTTCGTATATGGGGATTGTAATGCATTTCCATAGCCTTCTCGAAATACTCAGGTTCAATTAATCCCTCATATTCACGAGCAACCTTAACCTTCCTCGTATCAGGTCCATATATAATTTCGAGGGGTAAATCATTCTTATGACTTTGGATGAAACGTTCATGCCTCTTTTTTTCACTCTTTAGAGTTAGTAGGAAACACCTGTAATCATAATGTGAACGTTTCGATGCCACCCCACCACCTTTATGTACCAAAATGATAAGAACTAAAACAAATAATATCACAAATAGTATCATACCTACTTAAAAATTAGAAAATAAATAGAGGTATGGATACGGACACCTTCGTAAACTGGATTGGTCTGGTGAGCGCTATACTTATATCGGTCATGTTTATCCCCCAGGTAGTACATGTTCACAAGACTAAGGATACCCACGCTATCAATTATACTTTCCTTGGAATAAATGTCGTAGCGAGTATTTTGGGTTTGGTGTACTCTATACATTTCAATGTAGTTCCCATGATCGTCGCGAATACGTCTGCTGGTCTTTTTTCCGTCTCTTTGGCTGGTATGAAGTTTGTAAATGGACTTAAAGAGGAAACACCTGAATATGATATATCCACTCCCGACGTGTAGTCGGTCGAGTGCCCACCGCTCCTATGGTGTAGTTGGTTAGCACTGTGGTCTTTGAAACCACCAACAGAAGTTCGAATCTTCTTGGGAGCTGTTTGGGTGGAGGGAAGGGCCGGTGTCCCACGTAAAGGGCAAACACCCATTTGGAATGGGGGCATCGGCATTGCACCAACCTAACCTGAAATCCTAACCAGTGAATAAACGTTGATGGAGCCGACGGGGTGAGGAACCTTAACCGGACTCACCTCGGGGAGCCCTCTCTGTCGCGTTGTATTCATAGTGCCGTATATTAATAGCACCCCCTTTCTTAGCTCAGTTGGTAGAGCAGTGGACTGTAGTTCCATGGGTCACCTGTTCGAATCAGGTAGAAAGGAACAGTCTTCCATAGCTCAGTTGGTAGAGCGTGCGACTGTTAATCGCAAGGTCATCGGTTCGACCCCGGTTGGAAGAGTTTTTAGATAGTTGTCCACTATGTAAAATCTCTCAGTTTAGTATATGACATATGTTCCAAAGAAGATGAACCCAGCGTGGCGCTGGATGCGTTCAAACATCGTGAACCTTTCATTCACTGCCAATAAAGTCGTGGTCATCCGTGATTGGCGACTGGCTGCGTTAAATATATTCTTCAGTGTGGCTATTGTGGGGTGGGTTATATTTTCGTTATTTTTGGGTAAGACCTATATCGTCACCGAGGTACCAACGGGGGTCGCGAGTGCTTGGGGCCTCGCTTCGACCGACTATACTTCTACACAGACGGCTATATACAACGGTGGTGCGTCATTTTGTGATAGTCTCACCAACTATAAGTTCAAATATTCGGATGACTGGATCTACGAAACTCCGGTGTGTGCGTATTATTCGGGTGCGGAATTGATTTCAAAGCTCCCTTCAGGAAATGTTATGTTTTTTACCACACATATTCATCAAACAATCATACAGCGATATATGAAAAATGCAGGCAGTTGTACAAGATATCCATGGCTTTTTGATACAGGTACCGAGGTTATGGGGAGGTGTGAGCATTCTATATCCAAAAACTTTTTGGCCTCGGGTATAGAGGATAGTTATTTCGCGTTTAATCACTATTTCGATTCTTCGGTCGAGTCTGGTGCAAAACCTATTACATATATTAGGAGAGAGGGTTCTGAAGAAAATCTATACATTTTTGAAAAGGGTGAAAGTATTCGTTTAAAAGTTTCTGAATGGTTAGACATTGCTGAAATTAAACTTGACAAACCATTCAATGAACAAAAAGGTGATTGGGACATCATAGGTTTTGAGGGTGCCGGTGAAGATTCACAAAACTACCCCTACGTTCGGACAAGTGGGGTACGCTTGAACATTAAAGTCAAGTACCACAACTTTCATTTGGATAAAGAATTCAAAGTGAAAATTGGTAATGATGATGTATACGCTGTCATAACGGTGTCTCCTAAGATTGGGTGGTTCTCTAAGGGTGATGAAATATTATACAGTCAAGATTTTTACACAACAGATAGCTTTGAAACGAATAACCCAGTCATATTAAACACTGGTCAACCAAATGGCATCTACTACGATTTTTACAGGTATGGTATACTTTTTGATATACAACAGACTGGTTTAGTTGGGGAAGTCGATTATGTGTTTATTCTCATTCAATTGACTTCGGGTGTTGTTATGCTAGGGATTGCTACCACATTGGTGAGCTTCATTGCTAAATTTGCTCTGGGCAATAAATCTGAAATCTACCGGGGTGTGATACAGGAAGAATACGAAGTTGGGAGGGAAGCTGCTCGCTATGCCGCTCAGGCGTGTGTAGCGACGAAGAGTTTCAAAGACGCCGATGAGGATGGTAAGGGGGACCTAGACTTCGATGAGTTGAGGGCTCTCATAAAGGAATCTTTCTCTAAGAATTATTTGGATGAGGGTAATGATACACATTTTACCGAAGATGAAATAACCGGGATGGCGTACTACCTCATGAGGGCGGCAGATGATCACCTGAATGACAGAATATTGGATAAGCGTGAGAAGACTCCCGATGAATTGAGGCACTCTAAGATTTCCCTCCATGAGTGGCAAGAGTTGTCGACGAATGGTGTTTTCAAATTTAAGAATCTGAAGGCTACCTCCACGGAGCATATAAAAAATACTGGTTGGAAAAAGGATAGCCTTAAGCAGAGAAAGAGTGTAATGAACTTAAAAAAACTCAACGAGGTGTAATTAAGATGCTTCTTCTCAAACCATTTATGTACATTAGGAATAGAATGGGGGTAAAAATGAGTGCATTCACGGAGCACCCCCCACCCCCCACTAAAATTAAAAAAGATAGGGAGTTTGGAAGTTACTGTGTCAAGGTGACGGTTGAATCAATTGATACGAATGGTTCTATAGACAAGACTTTCATCGGATACAGTGAGAATATGAATATCACGATGAAAACTGAGTTTGCGTGTGAACGATTTAAAACACATGGTCATACTTGTGGCGAACCCATGATGACCATAAGGGGTGGAAAATGTGATGAAGTTATCATGATGAAGGATAAGTTTGGATCAATTACTCGGGTTCAGTAGGTGGGGGAACCACGTTTACGGGTGGCGCTTCGAGAATCTCAACTGTGTATTTATTCTTAGACTCGTTGGGTGCGGGTGTTAAAACAACTACCCGACACAACTTTGTTGTAACCATCAAATTATAGGGATAAACTACGGGTTTGCATAGAAGTGAATACATCTAAAGATAATATATGTTTTAAAATAAATGGACCTCAAAGAACTCAGGAAATATTGGGAGTGTATACGGGGTGAATATGACACCCTCCCGGGTGATATTTTTATAAGTGAGGAACCCCGACCAACTGGTGTGTGGGAGGGTTCGGATAGTATAAATGAGGTTATAACTAATTATGGAAATGGTGATTATGGTTGGTTAAAGGGTGGTCAGGACCACGTTCAAGATTCATGGATAAGTTGGCCATTAATTTGGGAGGGTAATCCTGTAATTGGAAATTGTGTTATGTGTCCAAAAACGTCTGAACTACTTTCAAAGATCAAGGGTGGAATCCACATCGCCGGGTTTTCCTTAATGAAAGGTGGCGTAAAATTGAACAAACATGTTGACCACGTTGGTAAAAATTATAAATTTACCTATCATCTGGGTCTAAAATGTCCAAGTGGGTGTACACTATACCACGATACACTTGGGAATGTTAGTGAAGAAGATGGAAAACATATCGTATTTAGTGCAACTGTTCCACATTGGGCTGAAAACACTTCAAATGAAGATCGCGTTATCCTATATATGGAAAGTTACGCCAACCCTTCAGCATGATATCACTCTCTTCACACCATGGGTATGGTTCTTCTCCAATATAATTTATAGCCCTCACCCCAGACTCTAAACATTCATCGCATATAGCCTTATTGTCGTCTATAATGAGACCAATATTTAGGGCTCGACAGATGTCAACTTTCCTAATTTCTTCGGGTGTATAACTGTTTGTGAGTATGACATCATCGAAAATTCCTGGAAAGTAGGTATGTATCCATTCTTCAGTTTCACCCCTCACGATGTTCTGTCTCCCTGTAACGACATACAATTTGGAAGATTGAGAACGAATCCAATTCATAGCACGTTGGGAACCTGTTATTGGTTTGAGATTACGAAAGGCGTCAGATTTGTAAAACTCTTTGACAAACTCCTGAGATTCCTCTTCAGTTATATCGAAAATTTCGCGGTACACGTAGTTGTATTTGAGTTTCTTTGGTTTTCCAAGTCTTCTAGAACGAGCCATTGGATATAGAAAATTGACTAAAACTTCATCGACATCAATTGCGATACGAGCCATTTATGTATTACAACATTATTCATAATCTCTAATTACCACACCAACGGGGAATCTCGGTACATCCAGGTCAGTTAGGTTTTGAAATCTAACGGTAAGCATTTTACCCATGTACTTCTTCCTGTCCCTGTAGTGTTCCTCTCTCTGTTTAATCGTGCCTTCGGGTCTGACATTAAACTCTCGACCATTGGTCAATTTACACACCCAAACGACGGCATCGGCATCCCTCCCATGCCCCGTCTTGGCCCCGACAATTTCGTATTCCTCCGTCTGAAATTTCTTGAACTTGAGGAGGTAGTTGCTCCTCTTTCCAACTTCGTAGATGCTGGAAGCCTCCCGAATCATGATACCCTCGTAGCCCTGATCAACAAAGTGATCGTGCCACTTTTCCACATCAGACTTCTTCTTGAGGAGTTTGGTTTCGACGCTGACACAATCCATCCTCTCCTCGAATGTGAGTTCGGGACGTTCAAGATCGAAGTAATCGAATATGTAAAAGTTCAACTTGGTGGGGTTGGTCTTGAACATGCTTGTGATTTCCTCAAATGTCATGTTAGGTGCATAGCATTCTCCATCTAAGAACTCTCCCTCCCTTAAACCGTCTCGGAGATGATCGAGACCCTCAACGGGTTTACCAGTTCGAGAAAAGCATCCATCTTTGGAAACAATGAGGCGAACCCCATCCAGTTTGGGTTGAACGTAGAAGGGGGTGGAGATGTACTTGTGGCGTTCCTCCCATTTATTGGCCAACATGGGCATCACCTGGACACCTTTTAGGTGCTCATTGTTCCACATGGTCCGAGCACGGGCGCGTGCCTTTTCGTAACCAGTCTTGACGTTGGTTCTAGAAACTGCAACCTTTTCAGTTCCCACCATACCGGTGCTCTTTACGATGTCAGCGGTTCCATCTCCCAGGTCCTCAACGTGAATGTCGGTGAATCTCTCACGACCGTTTTTGTCTTTTCTGATAAGTCGTTCCATTGTAGTCATATTTAATTTCTCAACTTTAATTAGATGTCCGAAATACCGGTTGTAAATTATGGTAGAATGGAACGACTTAGGCCTCCAGAATTCACATCGGTCCCTATGAATGTGAATACATTTTGTATAGTTTTTATAGTTTTATGTGGTTTGGGTCTATATAAGCGTTCCGTCAATATTAGTCAACGCGATCGACAATCTTATATTTGAGACACTTACTGGGGGTGAGGTACAGATCCTTCCTCATTAGACGCTTAAACTTCTTTTCGGGGATTTCAGTCTTGGAGAGGTACATCTTCTTGATTCTCTTCATAAACTTTTCAGACGACTTGAGTTCATGTTTGAGTTCTTGGAAGTTACCCCAAAATTCTGTGGAAATCTGGTGAATGAGGATATAGGCATCCTTACCCATTCGTTTTTCAGAGCCACCGAGTAGGACAAATGTTGCCGCACTACAGCACGATCCCTGTGCGATAGTGATGACCTTTACACGGGAACTTTCCAAAACATTCATCATGTTGAATCCCGAAAAGATGTCACCACCCTCACTCATGATGTGGACGCGGATCTCCGGTTCGTATCCGATAAGTTCAGCTTTTTTTTTGAGAAGTTCTATTTCAAGTTTCTTGAAGTTCTCAACAAACTCCATAGCATTATCTCGGTCGATAGTTCCATAAAAGAGAAGCTCGTTTCCCACAACTCGCACACATTCTTCGACTTCAGTCTCTGTATCATCCTCGTTCGTATGCATTCTTCAAGGCTTTCTTTATTCTTGTCACGTCTCTTGATTTTAAGCCATTTCCGACTGCAAGGTGATTCATAACATCGAAATCTTGGGGGGTGATTTTGTACTTAAGGAGGGGCTCTATGTTTCCCTTCTCGGCGTACAACTTTAATAAACACAATTCTTCAATTCCCAATCCATTTGATGATTTTTTATAAATTTCATTGACTTTCTGTTTTCGCATCTTATAGTTTCCGTGTTTGGTCCAACAACTCCCTGGTCTAATCTTTTCCCTTTTAAGCGGGTCACCTAGAAAGGTTTTGGGTATCGTTAGGGCGTGGAGAACAAAGTAGGGCATGAGATTCCAGTTTCCAGAGGAGTAAATGTGACTATCAAAATAATCTGCATTTGAAAAGGAATGGGAGGTAGCTACGGTGTCTACACCCACTGAATTTAGGTAATTTTCTTGGAATATATCCCACATGTGACCATGTTCACTTATACTGTCATATATTTCAATCGGTTTGGGATCACATAGTATATCAGTTATAAATTCTTTTGGTGTCTGGAATATATCCATTTCATCATAGTCATCTAAATAGGTGAAGAAGTTTCTAATATTTCCTTGTGAACGTACGGCTGCATTGTATGCTTTGGTATCCGAACTATCTGTCAATCTCAACAAAGTTTCGGGTTTGTGTTTTGGAATAAATATAGTCTCGAAGTTTGGGTACATACACATATTTGTTGTCGTTACTATGAGAGATCCGCGTGTAATTGGGACGCCATCCGAAACCTGTTCTATTATTGGTTTAAATATGGGATCGTAATCCTCTATAAATACATTCTTTGTGGTTGATTTAATAAACGGTAAAAAATAACATTTACTTTTCAGATGGTGATTCTGTAGTTCAACATGTAATGTATCTTTCAGGGCTTCCCTAAGAATGTAGGATTTTCCAACTCCAGAGGATCCACATATAAATATATGTTTACCTTCATCTATATACCTACGAACGAGAGCAATTTGTTTATCATGAATTGTCACTAGGGGTGTGGTATTGTCTTCGACTTTTTTTTGTGGAATTATTTTAATGAAAGAGTCCATCGATGATCTTACTAATCAGGCAATAGATTTGGTGCTCGAGAATGACGCACTACATAAACGTATCGTAGAACCTTTAAAAAGGAAAATTGTACCATATGTTGCTTGTAGTTTGTTGACCAATTTGATCATGGTTATTACTCTGATCTACCTTGCTCGACGTCTGTCTCGTCTTCAGGTTCCCCCTCTGTAGATTCTTCCTCTTCCTCATCCCCCTCACCTAGGGAGGGGCCGAAGAATCCTGTGGGTGGTGGTTCATCCCTTTTCGATAAGAATTTACCTATCTTCTCAAGAGGTGTCCCCGCGGTCATCGCCTCAATGGGGTCTATCGTTCTCGGTAAAGTGAGTAGTGGAATTGAACGCACATTGAGAATCTCTGGTTTGGTAAATACACTGTCTAGGGGATACTCGTCTTCAAATTGCTTCAATACAGACTTGGGCACCGAGGGTGATTGTTCCAAAAGACGGTCGTACTCCGTTTTACATTCACCGACGAAATCTAAACCCTCCTTGCTGCGCTCGCCCCTGTCCAGAGCCAGCATAAGACGAATATTTCTGGAAAGCATACCGAAAGCCAACGCAGCTGTTCGATGGTTTTCCATGAGTTCGTTAATCTTGAGGAATTGGGATATAGTCGCTATGAGCCCCGCGGTTAGGTTTAAACCACCAATTAATGAGGGAGCAAACGACTGTACATTCTCTGGGAAGGTACCCTGGGCGAAGTTCGCAGTCCCGGTTATAGTAGATAGTATAATAACTGGTAAAGTGAATCGAATACTAGAACGTCTGTATATGAAAAATGCACGGTGGTGCATATACCTGTAGCATGCAGAGGCTTCACCCCATTGTTTGAGTATATTTTCGTGACCGTCTGTCCATGATAGACGCATATCTTCGCGGGAAATCTTTTTTTCTTCCGTCATTATATAATAGATGAATATAATTTTCCTGATTCATTTAATTTTTCTGATAGGTATACTTGTTGTTCCATTTACAAATAATCGCAGAAACCTTGAATTTTATTCCATTCTAATTCCCTTCATATTTTATCACTGGTCAATTAATGATGATACATGTGCACTGACACAGGCGGAAATGTACTTTTCGGGTAAAGAAAAAGAGGAAACTTTCATGGGTAGGGTTGTTGGACCTATTTATAAAATGAGTGATGACGATGTAGGTAAACTCACCAAAACCCTATTCTTTGTGTTATGGGCTATTGTTCAATATCGTTTAGGACACTTCAAAGGGTTTACCCGAGACCTAAGTGAACTAAAGAAATCATTTACTTAACGATAAAATGGATATCAAACTCCATAATGAAATCAATCGTCTCGTGAAAACACGGGATAATTATCGTCATACGTATATTCAAGAATTGAAATTGATAGAAGAAAAATTTGAATCAACTGGTTGTCATATAAAAAAGGATATTCTAGAAAAACAACGAAACATTTATCAAAAGCGCTCAAGTTCCATGGAAAGTACAGTAAAAATGTTAAATAAAAAGATTGAATCAATCGAACGAGTCTTGAGGAGTATTGAAAAAGATAAGGAAAATTTTAAATTCAATATCGAAAAACTCAGGACTGGTATTGTAAATAAGGATACCGGTGAAATTTTCGATATGTTTTCGAGTGTTGTGAATACACTTGAAATTCTTAACCACGGGAGAAACGAAATCGATCAAAAAAGTGAACACTCGTCTTAAAATTGTAATACATAAGCATACAGTACGCATCAGCTATATCATGCTTTCTCTCATATGGAATCGTATCCAAATCTATATACTTTCCCATCTTCACAAGAACACGTTCCTTTCTCTCATCGTAATTTAGATGACCCATCCCAAAGTGTGCATGTATTGTCAGGGGTGAAATCAACAAAACCTTATCCTTGAACATATAGTTGAGTAGAATCTCAATATTCGTAAAGCCTTGGGGTGGCTGTCTCTCTATGAGGATCCGCTCAGCCTTGTCGAACACCTCTCTGTGGTCATCCACAAATAAAGGAACCAAGTCAACAAAGTCATTACTGTAAATGTATTTGTAGTCTTCCAAACTCACCTTTTTCATGTACTCAACTTCTATCACCGGTCCATTCCCACACTCAGCGAGGACGAGACCCATATTATGGAATCCTATATCTATGGCCAGGACCTTCATGTCTTTATGTCAAAGATTTTCTTTAATAATAGTATATGAAGAATAAGACTAAGATTCAAACACTGTGGGTGGCTCTCGTCGTACTCATCGCCGCTGTAGCATACTTATGGAAGAATCCCCGAGTCGTCACGAAACGGGTTTCGAATCCAGCCCCACCCCCACCAATGATCCGGGTCCCCCCTAGACAGACATTCGAACAAAGGCGTGAACCGGAGTTCAGGGGTCCCCCAATCAAGGAATACAAACCTGGACGCATGCAGCAGATGGGATTACTCACCGGACCAGGTGACGAGACCCTCCCCCTCTACGGCAAGGAGGTTCGTGGTCGCCGTGATAGGTACCACTACTACACGACCACGGGTGGTGAAAACCTGTACCCAGTCCCAGTGAGTCACAATACTAGGGACTGTATGGATGACATTGGATGCCAGGAGCTCTATGGAAATGAATCAGTCTCAGTGACTGGTAAGACTGGTTCATTTGGGGTTAATATGTACAGAACTGACAACTTTTTCTAATCTATCAAGTCTCGGTTTTTCTCGATTTATAAACACTAAGACTTCGATTGGGTCTCTCGACAACTCAACAGAACCATGTGTATTTAATGGGTGCACATATTGAACACGAATCAAATCTACTATAACCTGTTTTTGACCCGAAGCCTGACTATAGTGAACAGCCAACGCAGCCGCATCCTTCTTAGTTTCTTTTGGTAAAAAATCTCCATCATAAGAAACTACGACATGTGAACCCGGCCACCCCTTGACATGAAGCCACCAATTCGCCGCATGACTCGACTCAGTGAGTTCATAATTCTCCTTGGCATTTGTACCAACTCTAATAGTAATTCCATCCAGGGATTCATACGTCTTCATATTTATTTATTGAATTTTTTCTTTATACTACTCGGTGGTTCCTTCATACACTAACGCGACCCCCGCACCAGGTGCCGATGGACCTATTGTGCAGGTGGGGGTGCTGGTCCACGCGCAGCTCCTTCGGGTGGTACCAAATTAATTTCAAATCTGGGTTTAGGTAATCCATCTCTTTTAGATAGTAATAGAAGTACGAGAAAAAATCCAACAGGTCCCATTTCTATGGGACTGTATACTGTAAAGTTTTGCCAAGTGTTACACAAAGCATGTCCTCCAGCTATTGCACTCTCCACGATAGAAGGATTGGTTTTCTCCTCCTCAATTTCAATTTCATCACAATAGGCTTTTTTCCATTGAAGTTCTCCATCATCGGTTAATCTAAATCCAGTAAGAACTAGCTTTGTACTTTCATCATCGGTACTAATTTTTCCACTATATATGTCATCAGCCAATTTTTTTGTTAAATCTTCACCCTTTTCGTTTGTAAAGGCTACAATTTTACCATCCTTTTCTCTCATACGATAAAGACAGTCTAAAGTTCCATCTAAAACACATTTACCATCTTTCCATATGTTCGCGCCCTTATCCAGACCTCCAACGTTTACATCATATAGATACCCTAACCGAAATTCCGTCGGTGCTGGATCTGGAACATAGGTGCGACTAATATACCCCTCAGTTTTGTTCGGTTTATTTTTGTAAACCGACCCTTTCTCAGTTACCAAAATCACTGGTGTGTCGTCTTTTTCCTGAGCTTCTTTTGTTGTAGACGTCTTATCTAAAACTTTATTAATTTGGTCACGTACACTCACACGCCCACGTGCAGCTGTAATCACAGAAGTTGTGAGACTGGCAGAAATACAGCTCACACTGAGAAGTCCTACACCCGCGAACATTGACATCATATTTTTTTAATATATATAAACATAATAAAATGCATGTCATCCTAAGACCCAGTCCCTCGGTCACCCACCGGTACAGAGTAACTTTGCCTTGTAAAAGAACGATAGATTTTGGGAAAAATGGGGTTGACTACTATGTGGATCATGGAAATCCCCGCATAATGAGGGCACAACTTCTTAGAAAGGGGGCGATCCTACCCAAGGAGGTGCGAATTGAGAGGGATCCCTATGAAATTCACAGAGGTATGTTGAAAGTTAAGGAAAGTACTATGGAAGATTGGGATACCTACCTTTCTCAAGATTTTTGGGAGCGTTGGTTACTCATGTCATACCCAGATATGCATAAATCCAAGCTTTGGATGGCGACACAGGAGGGTGTACTCTTCATGCCTGTTCCCGAAGATTTCTGGTTCTGCTCTAATTCCCGGTAGACCCAAAGCCAGCCTCACCCCGGAGAGTTTCTTGGAGGAGACCAATCTCCTCGATGGGTGGGGTCTCACACCTCTCTAGGACCAACTGTGCGACGCGGTCACCCTTCTTCACTTCAAAATCGGCATCCCCCATATTGAAGATGACAACGGAAATTTCACCGGTATAGTCTGGATCGATGACACCGGCGCCAATTTGAATGCCATGTTTTACAGCCAACCCAGACCTTGGAGCAACCCGACCATATACCCCCGGGGGGAGTGATACCGCGATGCCCGTGGAGATGAGCCCTCTTTTGCCCTTTGCGATAACCCCATCACAATTGCTATAGAGATCATAGCCAACAGCACCATCAGAACCTCGAGTAGGTAGAATAGAATCATATCCAAGTTTTTTGACCCCGAGGGACATTATACATCCTTAAGGCGTTTATTCTTTAAGGCACGATAGGTCAACGCACATATTCCACAACTGAAAATATTGAAAAAGAGTTGACAGGTCATTACATGTATTCTCACATATAGATTTTTATCATCATATAAGAACCATACAACTAAAGACATCAAACTTTCATACCAAACACGGAAGAATACATTTGTAAATAAATATATTTCCCGAATGGTTTGATTTCTTGGAAATATGTGTTTGAGTACCAACATAGATGTATCAATTTCGACCAGCCCCAGATATGCGGTAAGGTAGGCTTCTTCGGGGGCATACAGAGGTCTTATGGCGTAAATTAAAGCCATGATATGGTGTAGTATAATCAGTTTACGAAACGACTGTATAATCTCGGGTTGTAAATAAATCCATACAAGTTCGTAGGACATATAAAATGTTAAGGCGTGGGTGAGAAACATTGGATACACCACGTAGCCTAAAAATATCTCTGAAACACATAGAGTTGAAAATGGTATCAGAAAACAAGCGGATGTAATATTGTGGACATCCATTCTATATAAGTTTTGAACATTTTTAAATATGGATTTTTTCATATTTAAAAATGCACTCAAAGGGTTTCGAACCCCTGACCTCAAGCTTACTAAGCTTGCGCTCTACCACTGAGCTATGAGTGCGATATGCTGAGAGTGGGGTTCGAACCCACGCGACTTACGCCAGATGTTCTTAAGACACCCCCCTTAGACCACTCGGGCATCTCAGCTTCCCTCCCTCCCACTGAGTAGTATACTCCTTAAATCTTTAAGCACTTCGGTGTGTGTTCATATGACGCCCTTTTCTCGAGTGTAGCCAAATCTTTCTTAACCTTCTTCTCGAGACCGGAGCACCCATGTTTCTCTAGATGAAGACAGCGGGGGCAAAAACTTCCACTACAGTGCTTACAGTCTATGGGCACTCCACATTTCTTCTTACACAGTTGACAGGGCATATACTATAACTGGGATAAAGATTTTAAGTATATTACAGCTAGTATATGTTGACTCTTGCTATCGCGAAACCCACCCGCCTACCTATCACGAACCGTTCTCTCCCCGAATATGAGAAACTCAAGACCAGTCTAAAGAACTCTACGGCTGGTTATGGTGCGGCTTTATCTACGTCATACTTTATTACACAGGGAGCGGATGTTGGGGTTTCCGCAACCCTTGGTGCTGTGGCGTCCTACACCTACATGAACCTTCTGTCAGATCATGTAGACAACATAGAGAGGTCGACATTTCAGAAGCAGATGTTTGTGCCAGTGAGCACCGCTGCCTTTGAAATGGCGTGGAATAATGCACCATTTGCGTTTGATTTTGATTATGGAGCTACATTCGTAGGATTTTTGGCCTACAAGTTTGCCCTAACTTCTGTTTTATACGAGGTAATCCGAGATATGATTATTCGAGATAGTGATGTTAAATATTAAAAATTTTATAGCTAATTACTTCATCTCCCCAAACTGCAGAAAGTTGTCGATCTTGCGTCCGATGCTCTTGCCAATGCCAGCGACTTTGGTGGGACCCTTGGCAAGTTCCTCACCTGAGGTTACCTCAAAGTCGAGGTTCTTGATAGCTTGGGCAGCCTTCTTGTAGGCAGCCTTCTTGTGAACGTCCGACTCTCGGGTAGCCACCTCACCGAGGGCATCGAAGATGCACTCATTGGTCGTAGGAGGCTTCTTCTTGAGTTCCTCGAGTCTTGAAATCAATCCAGTCTCGAGAAACTCATCAATCTTCTTGGCGATGCTCTTGCCGATGCCAGCGACCTTGGTCTCTCCCTTGGCGAGAGACTCACCATCCACGATGGTGTAGGGGATGTTGTCGACAGCCTCGGCAGCCTTCCAGTACGCCTTGCTCTTGAAGTCATCCTTCTCAAGGTCAGAGAGTTTCCGGAGGACATTGACGATCGCGGCGTTCCGAGAGATGTGGAAGTCATCCTCATCGTCGGATTCCTCGTCGGATTCCTCGTCTTCGGTGCTCACAACAGACTCCTCGTCATCGGTGCTCACAACAGACTCCTCGTCAGACTCGTAGTCCTCATCCAACTCCTCCTCAAGGTCCTCGATCACCGCCTTTAGGCGGAAAATCTCAATCCTGTAGTCAGCGGCGTCATCATTGAGTTCGTCGCGAACCGCGCGGAGGAGCTTGTTCTCGTTCTCGAGCTTGGCAATGTAGGCGGAAATTGTAGTAGCGTTCATGGTGTTTCGAAAGTGAATGTTTTTACATTGAGGTGGACCCACTTAGGTGTTCAAAATAAAAATGTTTATAATATAACATACAAAATGGGGATCGATATATCAGGAATAAGTTTTAGAGGTCGAAGAAGACTTGAAAGAGAAATGATGAATAACACTCCGGGAGTAGCTGTGAAGAACAACCGTTCAAACAGGCAAAAATATCTCAACTCACTTCCAAAGAATAATGGTGGAAATAATATTGGGATAAAAACGCTTAATAACCATCTCAGAAATATGATGAGAGGGAGAACATGTGAAAGTTTCAATGAATATGGATACTCTCGTGGAAGGTATCCTTGTGGAATAAATAACGCAACTCAGGCTCAGCGGAATCGTGCAAGAAACCTAGTAATTAGAAACGCGTATGCGAAGGTGAAGGCAAATTCAGCGGCGAAGGCGAATGCGGAGGCAAAGGCTAAGGCAAATGCAGTGGCAAAGGCGAAGGCTAACAAGAATGCCGCGGCGAAAGCTGCAAAGAAAGATGCAAAGGAAGCTAAAGCGCGGAAGGAGAAAAAGCTGGTAGCGAGAAGAAAAGCGAATGCAAATAAACGCGCAAAGGGGATGCAATTTTAAATAAAAACAAAATATAAATGTTAACTGTACTTAGACCACCTACACCTCCACCCACCAAAAAGGTAAATCCAATCAAAAAGTTCATCATGAAAGTTTTCAAAATCAAGGAGATTGATTATGAAAAGTTCCGCAAGGAGGATAAATGGGCGATTAAAATTAAAGGTGAACCACCTCGAGAGTAAAGTTTTTATCGAATTTGCCTAGACGAATCTTCCCATCGTCTACGAGCTTCTTAATTTCCATCCCAGTCTCCAAGTGATCATTCAACTTGTATTCTCCGGGGACATCCGGCATGAATGCCATCAACGTGACCATCTTCTGATTCATCGTGAGTTCTTTGTTTTGAAGCAATTGCTTAATGTATGGGGGGAGACTATCCACGTTCATTACATTCTATGAGGATATTTTCTTTAAACATTAAAATCTTCTAACTTTACTCTCTATATCCTTCGCATACTCCCACTGGCCCGCCGCGCGGATGGCGGCCTGCGTTCGGAATTGCATCTTTGTTAGGGACTTCCCCCTTTTTAGGTTTAAAAGGGCACGATGAACAGTTTCATTCCTGATCGATATCTTTCTTTTTCCTATGGCAAGCGCCTTTTGATCCTCCACGTCTAAAACTGGAACCCTTTTGGATTTTATATTTTCAATTTCCTGCTTCGCCGCAAACAAACTTGTTCGTAAAAACTTAGTACTTTTGGTGAGTTCTTCAATCTTGGAGTGAAGTTCCGCGTTTTCAGACCCCATGAAAGCAAGCGATGCCCGCTGCTTCTTCATCTTCGCATCAAATTCGATTGAGTTTTGATTTCGGATATCTATATTCTCCTTCCGAAGGGCCATTATTGTCGCATCCTTTTTCTTTATCCTATCATCTCGTCTCACAATTTTTCTTTTGAACTTTGCTTCCAAACCAGACGTACCAGTGGATTCCTTCCGAACGCGTGACGTAGATTTTTTCACCATTTTGGTTTTTTGTAGAACCCAATCAACTTAGGTTGGTGATAGGTATACCATAGCCCAACTCCTCCACTACAGGGTCATTTTATAGTCTGTTTTAAAAATATTACAACTCATTAACTAATTTATCTAACTGTTCATTTGATCGTATCTCAATCAAATCATTCTTTGCGTCTTTGTACGAAAACCACCATCCTTGATACGAATTTCTATCCTGATCTCCTTGGGGTGTAATCACTTTTTTCTCACACAATTCATCAAAACGAATACGACTGAGAAAGAACCAATGAATATCTTTGTAACCGATACCACAAAACAACAAAAAATTCCAAGGGTGATTTGGTTCAATGTGTTGCCATTTCCAAGAACGATCCTCTGGGTCCCAATTACCTCCAGATTTTTGTTCAACCTTATATCCCGATGGTTTGTGAATTTGATCGTACCCCGATTTCTTCTTGGTATCACCTTCGTGTCGTTTACCAAGTGATGGGAAAAATGCTCTAGCGTAATGTTCACACTCAGTTCCCATACTTTGCCCTCCACATCTATTGATGAAATGCATAACTTCTTTCGGTGCACCAACCTCTTGATACCTTTCAATCTGGGTAGCCTTAAGCACCCTTGACGCCACAAACCTTGAAAGGATGGGATTCATACTTACTGTAGTGTCGATAATATTTGTAAGTACCTCAGCGGCAATGATTTCATCTTCAGACATATTTAAAGTTATCGGTGTATATTCAGACATGATGGAGTCTCGTGTGATTAATGATGATCTATTGAAAATTACTCCCGACTTAGGTACGGAAAGTGCACAAATTGTGATCGCAGATCCTCCCTATAATATTGGAAAAGACTTTGGAAACAAGAGTGATAAACAACCGATGGGTGAGTATCTTAAGTGGTGTGACGATTGGATCAAGGAATGTTTACGAATTTTACGCAAAGATGGTACAATGTTCATCTATGGCTTCAGTGAAATCCTAGCTCTCATCCTAGCTCGTATTCCAGAAGAAGTTAATAGACGATGGGTAGTGTGGCACTATACAAATAAAACAACTCCATCACTCAATTTCTGGCAACGTTCTCATGAATCTATTATTGTTCTATGGAAAGATTCAAAGGTGTTTCATAGAGACGACGTCCGAGAACCATACACCCAAGGATTCGTGAATGGTGCTGCTGGTAAAACACGTAAAGGAACAAAGGGACGCTTTTCTAAACAAAGTGAACCTACTGGAACCCCTGAACAAATTACTACAGCTGAAAAGGCAGTACATGATCAAGAACAAAAGATGAAGAATAATAAAAATCGTGATGTATCGGAAACCGATATTTTAAAGAATCTAAAAAAGGAAGTTGATAAACTCAAGGGTCTTGCAGCTGATACAACGTATACGGCACATCCCGGTGGTGCTCTTCCTAGGGATGTTATCAAAATACCAGCTCTAGCTGGGGGTGCCGGAAAGAATGAACGCGTGGATCACCCCACCCAAAAGCCATTGGAGTTATGTGAAAAGCTTCTAAAGTCATGTAAGCAGCCACCAGAAAACGGTTATGTTTTTGTACCATTTGCGGGTTCTGGTAGTGAATGTGTAGCGGCGAAGAAGCTTGACCTACCTTACATTGGTGTAGAAATCAACAAGGAATATTGTGATCTTATTCACAATCGTATAAGTGGTATTCCGTAATCCAACTCCTCCACCACATGGTCATTTTTATAGTCTGTATTGTAGTAAATCTTCTTCACCCCACTACTCGCGAGAGCTTTGTAACAATTTAGACATGGGTAATGGGTTACGTAGGCTTCGGCACCATCGATGGAGACGCCTCTCTTCGCCGCATCGGTGACCGCGTTGATCTCCGCGTGTATCGTGGCTTGTTCGTGGTTGTCCCTCACTATGGACTTGTGTTCGCAGCCACCCAGAAATCCATTATAGCCCATACTGATGAGGCGGTTGTTCTTCACCAAGACACACCCCACCTGGAGTCTCTCACATGGAGACCTGACGGACGCGAGCTGGGCAGTCTTCATGAAGTATTCTTCCCAACTTATACGGGGCCTTTCCTGCTTGGGCACAGACATGAAACGGAGGGGGAGGGGGCGGCGACTCTCCATTTAAAGATAAGGTAGAATATATCTTTAAATGACCAAGTTTCCTCTTGGAGCTTTACTTAATGGTGAGTATTGTCTACCTTGTAATGCTGAAAAGGGTCTAGATTACATTTGCCCAGGATGTAAAGCACCTGTTATATTGAGAAGGGGTGAAATCAAAGCTCCTCACTTTGCTCATAAACCCGGTGAACGACGATGTGAGTTCTACGACCATCCAGGTGAGGGTGAGATTCATAAAATGACCAAACACATTATCGCCGATTTATTGAGAAAGAGAAAAATAAAAAAGATACAGCGGTTATGCCCTATGAAGTATCTCTGCTTATCCTGGGAACTCGGTCGGTTCGACGAACAGGTCAAATATGAGGAAGGTGATGAAGTCATTGTTGAGTACCGAGTAAGTGATAAATGTATCGTTGATGTAGCTGTTATAAACAACGGAAAACTCAAGTATATTTTTGAAGTTTATGACACTCATAAGACCACCCGCAAAACACCAGAGCCGTGGTTTGAAATTGACGCTAAGAAGTTTTTGAAAGATACCGAAAACGGTACAAAACTAACAGAGAATGTAGAATATAGTTTGGACGTGGATGATATGACACTTTTACAGATAGTAGAAGAGCTAAATGAAAGAGGGGTAGATTTGGGGGGAACATTCTATGAAAAGTGTGATAGGTTGGAAAATGAGAGACATATTTCAGAATATGTGCATTGTATAAGAATGGTGACGTTGTGTCCTCAGTGTAAAATAAACGCGTCAGATTTTACAGCAACAGAATATCGTACCAATGGGTACGATGAACGCACTGAATGTATGAAACGGGAAATTATAAACTCAAAAGAGTATGAGCAGTGTTATCCCGAATTAGGGGCTATTAAATCTATTTGTGATCGTAAGGGGATTCTTTCAGTTTGTGTTAATGCTCAAAGATATGAAGATGCACCGCAATTCATTCGGAGAAAGTTCAAGGATATGTTGTTAAGAGAATGGTCTGAACTAGATTGGGGTCCAGAAATCGAAATTCGTGATGCGACGGATAAATACTTATTATTCTATAGTGAATGGAGTGATGAGGAGACAAATACACGAGTTATACTAGATAGACCTGGGGTCCGGAAATGGTTCGCCGCGCTGCCGCCGGAGGAGCAGATGCATGCCCGTTCGCTGGGGGTTCGTCTCGGCGCCGGGGGAGGAGGGCGGGATCAAACGATGTGAGCTGCCGGTCACCGCGGAGGCCGCGGCGACGACCTCAAATCCTTATCAGCCGTGTAGTACGTCTTCCCCTTAACAACAAAACTATGAACCCTCGCGTACCCCCACGCTTGTGGAGAGGCTCCCGGACGATGCCCGGTTCTCCACGCAGCGAGTCCCCTATTGTAGACCGTCTTGAGGGTCTTTAGAGGTATCCCAGTGGCCTTCGAGATCTCTGGGAGAGACTTGACCTCTGGTCCATACTTTTTCCTAAACTTCTGGGTGTAGGAGGAGGTGCGGGTCTTGACCCCACTGTCTGTTTTGAAATCTTTGTAGTCCCTCTTGAGCATCTTCTTGTAGCGGGTCTCGACCTGCCCCAAGGTCTCAAGTCCCCTGAAGTACTTGAGGGGTGCATAGATTTTGCCCTCGGTTTTCCGCAACTGCCCAACCTTCTTGGTGATTTCGGCGTCTGAGAGAGGCATCGTACTTTTTACTGAGAAATTTTACAGCGGTGTGGATATCTGGGAACAGGTGATTCCCAAACTTTACACGTCCCGTGACGGGGTTGTAGTACCCCTTGTATTTAAGAAATTGACATCGATGCATTTCACCCATATAAAAAATACAAGATTATATTAGTGAGATAGGATGGGGCTTTCGATAATTATGGGAAATATGTTTTCGGGTAAAACTTCTGAACTAATCAGACGACTTAAGCGTTTAAAGATCATTGGTAAGAAAATATTGGTTGTCAACTCAGCCAAGGACACCCGATCCCCCGATGAAGTTTTGAAGACCCACGACAATGTAAAGTTTGATTGTTTCAAGGTCTACGAGCTTTTCGAACTCATAAACAAGGAGGAGTTTAATAACGCGGACATCATAGCCATCGATGAGGCTCAATTCTTCCCCCGCCTCAAGAAGTTTGTGGAGTGCTGTATGTGTGTAAATAAGGATGTAATCATAGCGGGTCTGGATGGAGATTCATTTCAAAATAAGTTTGGTGAACTCCTGGATTGTATTCCAATAGCATGTGAGGTCACAAAGTTGTCTGCCCTCTGTATGCGTTGCAAAGATGGAACCCCTGGGCCCTTCACGAAGAGGATTGTAAAGAATCAGGAACTCGAACTCATTGGGGGGAGTGACATGTATATAGCCACCTGTCGTAATCATCTATGAATATCTAAAATGAGGACAACTCGTCTACCTGGTCCAGTCTTTACGAGTTCGTGGTACCTCGCGTGATCGAATATAAAATCGTCGCCGTCCATGTGGACATGCGAGCCACTTTCCGTATACAATGTGCAATCACCATCACTTT